GCCGGCGGCGACGGTCGCGAACTCGACGTCGGTGTCGGTGATGGGCGCTGTGGTGTTCGGGGTGGAGAAGGCCTCGGTTGTGTTGCGGAGGGCGTCGAGGATGGTCGGGGCGACGCCGCCGACGTTGACCTTGGTGCGGCCGTTGGCGTCGGTGACCGTGACGCCCGACCCCACGAACTCGAGGTGGTCGCGTCGTGGCGATTTCTGCACACCGTTCGCCCAGATGTGGCGGACCGCGAGCAGGTTGGGGGGCCAGATGGGATCGCTCATGCCACTTTGACGATTGCGATTCTGCCCGCCGGGGCACCGGCTCCGGTCAGAGTGACCGTGTTGGTTAGCGACAGCAGTTCGATATCGCTAGGGAGCGAGCTGATCGTGAGTATACCCGCGGATGACAGGTGCATGGTCGTCGACGAGCTGCCACCGAGCCGGTGGAACGAAGCGTAGGGGCCACCAGTGCCACCTAGGCGCGCTTCGACAAACTGTGGATCCGTGGTGCCGCTCGCTGTAACGAGCACATACCACGTGCAAAGGTATGTGCCTACTGCGGGAACCTGTATGCCATCTCCGACAACGTTGAACGTTCCGCCGACGTCGGCGACCTTAGTCAGCGTAAAGCGGCCGTTGTCGGCGACTCCAGAGCCGGATACGCTAAAATGTGCAGCGATGCCCAGCAGGTCCAAGCGATTTTTAGCGTTCCTGGTCCGGTTCGCGATCCCCTGGATCGCGGTGTTCACGTCGGCCGCGTTGATGGTTTCGCCCGCGTTGATCGCGTGCTGGATCGGGTCGGTGAACTCGTCGACGTCGGTGATATCGGTCATTCAAAACTCCAAAGCGAAGTAGCCGTCCCACGTAGTAACGCCGTCATCCCAAACTCCTGAGCCGTCCCAGTTCTGCTGCCCGAGCTCGAACTCGAAGCCTCTGCAAATCCAGCGGCTGGGCTTCCACTTGCTGACGATGGCGCGGATAGTCGCGATGAACGCCGCTGGCGCCCCAATGTCCCAGAGCGTCGAGCCGTCCCATGTGGCGCCGCTGTCCCATGCGGGCGCATCCCCCGTCACCGGATGATCGCCGACCCCGAACCGCACCCAAAACTGCGACCAGTACGGTGCCGGCTCGCCCTTCGGTCCGGGCCGATCGTAGAACACCACCGTCCCGGGCCAGCCCGCCAGCGCGAGCTCGGTCTCGATCGCCGTCTTGCCCGGCGCCGAGTACGTGTCCCACGCGGCGTGCAGGCGTGCCCGATACGCGGCCGCACTCTCGCCCGGGTATTGTCGGATCCGTCGCTCGGCACCGATGAGCGGCAGAACGTCGTCCGGGCTCTCTGGGTCGAGCAGCCAGGGCATGCGGAGCGCGAGCCGCATCGCCTCGGCAAACAGGTCTCCGGTGAGTCCGACCACCACGCCCCAGAAGCGCTCGGCAAGCTGGCCGTTCTCGGGCGTGCCGACCATCCACGCCGGGCTTCGGCGTGCGAGCTCCCGAACGAATGTGTTAGCTGGCACTGACGGCCGTGTAGGTGATGAGTCCCCACGTGATGGGCGCGACCACCTTGGCGAACGCTGGCACGGTGAAGTCTGTCGCAGGTGTCGTAAGCGTCACGGTCTTTACCGCTCCGGCCTGGTCGTTGACGACGGCGCTTTTTATGATGGCCTCGACGTCGTTTTTCGGGACGGCGTTGGCCGGCCCGGGGCTGAAGTCGAAGCCGCCAAGCGGGATCGTGAGCAGTAACGCATCGAGCGCAGCTTCGACCGCGGCCCTCACGTCCGCCTGAGCGAACGTGTTCGCGTAGTAGACGATCCCGGAGAGATTGAGCGTCGCCGTCGGCGCCGCGCTGACCTCGAACGTCGGCTCTGCGGTGCCCGTGTTGTTGAACAGGTAGGGCTCGAGCGCGTCGCTCGCGGCCGTCACGTCCTCGCTCGGCGAGGTGTCGTCGGCGCCCGCTACGTAGACGTCGAGGGTCCCGGCGCCGCGCGGATTCGTGGAGTCGACCCGGACAACCGCGACGCCGGGAACCGCGTCGAGGATGAGCGCCCGAATGCCCTCGTCGATGAGCTCGAACCGAGTCAGGAGCGCCCATCGGAGCGAGCACCGCTCCTTCAGGCGGGCATCGCTCTCCTCCTCGACGCCGAGCCGGAACGGCACGTCGGAGGTGACGGTGACGCCGGCCAGCGTCGTCACGAGCGACGTCACCACGCCTTCGGCGACGTTGGCGTCCTTGCCCGCGACCTCGGCCTCGAAGCGGAGCGTCAGTGTTCCGCCGCTCGTGAGCGTCACCGGGTAGACGGTCGTACCGTCTTCGACGTTGCGGTACGTGCTACCGAGTCCGTTGGACAGAACCACGCTGCCCAGCGCGATCTCGTGCGGGCCTTCGGTCGCCGCGCAGGCAAGGACGATCGTGCGCTGCGCCGTGACGGACGCCGCTCGCGTGACCTTGTAGTGGCTCGCCGCAAGGCGAGTCAGCGCTTCCTTTTCCGCCGTCTCGAGCAGCGCCTGCGTCTTGTGGAAGACGACGAGCTCACTGAATCGCTCCCAGAGCAGAGCGGTTTCCTCGAGCATCGTCGCCGCGATGCTGAACGGCTGCCAGCTCGTGGCCGTGAAGTCGGCGTCGTCGAGCAGCTCGAGGAGCGTCTGCTTCGCTGCCGCGGCCGTGACGGCGACGACTTGGGACCAGTTCAGCGTGGGCACGCGATCAGCTTTCCTGCTGGAGCCGAACCAGGTTCACGGCCGCATCCGATGCCGTCAGCGTGAGACGGAACGGTCCAGCCGCATCGACGATCTGAAGCTCGGTCGTTACTTGCTGGCCGAGCACCGACGCCTCCGTCGAGCATTGCTCGACTTGCTCATCGTCGAGGCACACCGCGCTGACCTCGCGACTGATCCGCTCCGGCGGATGGGCGCTCAGGAGGTAGTCTCGGAGGTCGAGCGACTTTTGGTCCGCCCAGTAAGGCAGCGCCCCCTGCCGCGTCGAGAGCCGTCGGAGCAGGCGTTGGGCGAGCGCCACGCGCCCCGAGACTTCCGGCATGTGGGGCAGGAAATCGCCGTCGCAATGCACGTCGGTCGTGTTTTCGATGCGGGTGAGGTCGAGGGGCATCGGGTGTTCAGGTTGACGGGCCGGCGCGGCGGGAGACGATTGACGGCATGCGCGCCGTGCTCCTCGGCCTCGTCACGCTCGCTTGCGGGTGGAGCGACCTTCCGGGGCCGACGGGCGGAAAGCGAGATGAGGGCGGCGCCGGGGCCGCTGGCGAGGCAGGAGAGGGCGGTGCTGCGGGAAGCGGTGGCGAGGTGTCGTCGGGGGCGCAGGTCGGCGCCGCGGGCGAGCTCGTGGACGCGGGTAGTGCGGGCGAGCGCACGGGTGACGCGTCGGCGGGGGAGGCCGGCGAGCCTTCGACTCCGAGCGGCGGCGCCGGCGGAACGGTTCCGGGTGAGGGTGGCGCTCCGTCCGAAGGTGGCGCCGCGAGCTCGGGAGCCGGAGCGGGCGGACCGGTGGACGAGTGCCCGGAGATCGAGGCGTGTGAGACGCCGTGCTCGGCTGCGATCGGAGCGCACTGCGCGCTTTGTGATGTGGGCAACTACTCGTGCGAAGGGAAGACTGGGTTCTTTGCTTCCGACGGCGCCGAGTTCCCTTGCGAGACGGACCCGGTGACGGACTGCTCCGACGCTGGCGCAGCGGCTCTCATGCACTGTTGCTCGAACGGATGACGCGATGCCGATCGAGCACACTCGCGACTGGTGTCACGCTTGCCAGCAGTACACGAGATTCGAGCGCCGCGCTCCCGCTCACCTCGTGCACGGAGTAGTGTCGCTCTGTCTCTGTTGGACCTGGATCCCCATCTGGATCCTTGCATCGCTGTCGGGCAGCAACCGGTGGCGCTGCACGACATGCGGAGCTCTGGCCCCGAAGCCCAGCGCGTCTGGACTCAAGATGACCGGCGGCCAGGCGCTTGCTGCAATTGCGGGGATAGTTCTGACGCTGGCCTTATTCCGCTGGCTGCTTCGCTAGATCGAAAATGTGGCCCGAAGCGCCGCCTGTGCGGTGGGACCCGTTGCGACGAGGACGACGCCAAGCGTCGGCTGGTCGGGCGTGGTGTCGGGTGGGACCACGAGACCTGACGCAGGCCCGTCGTAGCGGTACAGGTGGATACCGGCGCCGAGGGTCCCGCTGATGGATGCTGCGAGCGCGAGCTGCGCCTGCAACAGACCGATTGCCGCTTGCAGCTCCGCCGCGACAGCCGCCATGGCGGACACGTTCACGACGATTGGCGGCGACGCTGGCTGCGCCAGGAGCGCGAGAATCTGCTCGATGAGCGCCTGCAACGCGGCGATCAGGTCCGTCAAGCTCGGTGGACTCAGCGCAACCCCAGCCTGCAACGCCACGGCGCCGGCCAGTCGCGCCTGTAGGTCTGCAAGCGAAGCGCCGGCGGCCGCATTCACGGCCCCGACCGCTTGCGCCGTCAACGGCAACGCCGCCAGGAGCGACTTTCCGCCCACGTACTGGAGACTCACGCGCGCAGCCTGTCCTGCCCGCTCATGATCGAGCCGTAGACCGGGGTCGCGATGACGAAGGTGCCGGTTGCGGCGAGCCCGTTGATCGTGCCGGTGAAAGGCACGGGGACGCCCGGCTGGACGTAGACGACGACCGGATCGCCGACCCTTGCGACCGCGCGCTCGCCTTCGAAGTTTGGCTCCGCGGCAAACGGCCTCGACGGATCCCCACCCTCGAAACCAAACCGCACCCGATCGCCGGCCTTCGCTACGAACTCCGGCGCGCCGCGCATCGGCACCTTGTCGAGCCCAGAGCCCTTCATCCGCTCGTCATCGGGGACGAGCTGGAGCGTGCCGTCGGCATTGCGGGTGACGACGCGGCACGGCCAAAGCGCCGTGTAGTCGATCGACTGCCGAATCCTCGCCAGGAACCGCTCGAGCACCGAGTTTGCGGACGTGACCCAGGCCTCGGTGCGGAGCGCGCCCTCCCGGTCCACCCGGTGCACGACGAGCTCGATCTTCTGCCCGCGGAACGTCACGCCCGGCTCGAGCTCGGGGCGCTCGGGAGCGATCGTCGAGTGCCCGGACGCCCAGTCCTCGTCGATGAGGACGTGCGCGACCGTGGCCTCGGGGTAGGTGGCCGGGCCGACCCACACGGTGCCGTCCCGGAGCACGCGCCAGCTCGCCTGCACGGCGTCGAGGATGCGGACGAGCGAGTGGCTCGCCACCGCGTGCTCACGGTGCCAGCGGGGCAGGCGGCGCGAAAGGAGAGCCTGATCGCTCGTCGCCGACAAGGTTTCGCCGGCCTCGCGCAGCAGGTCTCCGACGAGCGTCCTTACCTCGACGCCGGTCGCCGAGCTGTAGCTCTTGGCCGGGAGCTCCGTCGAGAGCCCGCCGGCGCCGCCGACCACGCGCGTCCTCACGCGAGAGCCGTTGTTGCCGGTGCGGACGACCGCGCCCACGAACTCGACGCCGTCGATCTCGATCCGGACCGGGCTCGTGAGGACGTCCTCGCCGTCGGTGTCGATGTCGGCGTGCCAGGCACCGATCCGGGGCAGGCGGATCTCGGCGGCGATGAGGTTTTGGGCGTTGGCGGTGGCCATCAATCGAAGAGATTGGACTGGATGTTTTCAGGGCTCGCCGGGTCTAGGTTCTGCAATCCGAACTCGGACGCCTCTCCGGCGTCTAGCCCCGACAACGCGGTGCCGCGCGAGATCGCATTCTGAACGCTCTGTGCGTTGTTGAGCCGCGCCTTGTTCCCCGTCCGCTTCTCCTTCAGCTCCGGGAACCACTGCTCGACCTTGATCTCGACCTTCCACCCGCGCTTGGCAGTCGGGTAGTCGACCTTGATTTTCTTGACGTAGACGGTCGTGATCTTGTGGTCGTTCACGAACGGGTGGTCGATGGCCAGCGGCTGGCGCTCGCCGCCGGGCTTGGGCGTGTAGATGAGCGGATAGACCTCGACCCAGTCGTTCCAGTTCGCGTTGTTCCCGAAGAGGAAGATCGAAAACTCGGCGGGCTCTACACCCTCATCCTTCAGCTTGATGCCGTCTCGGCCCCGGCGCTTCTGCTTGTCGAAGCGTGCCCCCATCTCGATGTCGCCGAACTCCACGAGCCCGGGCAGCAGCACGTCGCCGAGCCGGCAGACGCGGTAGGCTTGCTCGTCGAGGTAGCTCACGGCAGCGTGATCGTGCGTTGGCGGATGATGAGGTGAGCGGCGCCGGTCAAGCCGTTGGTCGCGTCCGCCACGACCGACACTTTCTGTGTGGCGGGGTCGGTGATTTCGAAGGCGCCGACCACCGTGCAGAGGACGTCGTGCGAGGTGTTCGCGCTGAAGCGCCAGCCTCCGCCGCTCATGACGGGTGTCCCGGCAATCTGGAGCGCGATCGCGATCTGCTTCGGGTTCGCGGTGTCGTCGCTCGTCGCGCTGCCCGAGAGCGAGAATTCGTAGATGCCGGCGAAGGGGAGCTCGACCTCGTCGCTCGCGAGGGAAAATCCGGGGGTGCCCACCGGATCCGAGAGCGCAAGTTTCGCCCCAAAGGCGAGGCTCGTGCCCTGCGCGAGGTATCGGATGAACGGAGGCGTGAGGTCCACCTTGGTTCGCTCGTCTTCGTCAGTGGCCGCTACGCCCGGCCCGATCAATTCCAGGTCGTCACGCCGCGGCGAATGCTCGGACCCATTGACGAACAGGCGTCGGAACGCCAAGAGGTTCGTGAGCCAGGTCACGACGCCTCGCCGAAGAAGCGCTCGAGCGCGTCGAGCGTCCCGGACTCGACGCCCTGCTTCACCTGCTCGGCGTCAGCGTCGCCGTTGACGGTGACCTGGACGCTGACGTTGCCGATTCGCACGGTGCTGATGTCGTCGCCCCGGAGCGCGTCGAGGTCGGCGGTCGCGGCGGCCGCCGTCGTCTGCGAGCGGAGCAGCGTGGGCGCCTGCCCGAGCTCGGACTGGATGCCGTCGTTTGCGGCCATGCCGAGGTCACGGGTGGCGGCCATGGCGGCGTTGTCGTTGGCGACGATGCCGCGGACGTAGCCCTCGACCGTGAACTGCCCGTAGTCCTCGAAGACCCTGGAGGGGCTCGCGATTCCGGTGACCCGCTTGAATGCGGCCAGCACGTCGTTTCCGAACTGCTTTACGGCATCGACGGCGCCGGTGAACTTGCTCGTGATCCCGTCGATCAGGCCCCCGATGAGGTCTGCCCCGGCGCTGAACCAGTCTCCCACGTGAGAGGCGACCCATCCGATCACGAACGCTACCGCCCCGACGACTGCCAGCACTGCGGCGGTGAACAGCAGGAACGGAGCGAGGACGAGGGCGGCTCCGGCCGCCAGGATCCCGAGCACGATCCCCACGCCGATCAGCACCGTCCGCACCGTCTCCCAGTTCTGCGCGAAAAAGTCGATGGTATCGACGGCGCCGCGAATGAGGCTCGCTACGAGCGAAATGCCGGTGTTGATGACTCCCATGATCGTCGGCCAGTTCGCCTCGACCCACATGCCGAAGAGCTCGAACCGGTTGAGCAGGAACGTCCCGAGGGCCTGGACGTCCGGGTTTTTCGCGATCGACTTCAAGAGCTCGATCAGCTTGCCCACGATCGGCACGAACACGGGTTCGACCGCGGCGCCGATGTCGATGAAGAGGTTTTGGAAAAACCCCTTGAGCTGCGCTTCCTGGCCCTCGAGCGTCTTCGATGCGAAGTCGGCGCCGGCCTCGCCCGTGGTCTCGACGCCCGTCTTCAGCTTGACCGCGTCGATGATGGCCTCGATGCCCATCACGGAGTCGATCTGGCCCTGCTCCTGCATCTTGCGGAGCTCGGCCGTGGTCTTTCCGAGCCGCTCGCCGAGCACCTTGTAGACGAGCTCGGCGGAGATTCCGGCTTCCTGGAGCTGGAGCATCTCCTCTGCCATGAGCCGGCCCTTCGATTTGATCTGCGTCATCGCGAGGAGCGCGCGGTGCACCTCCTCGGCGCTCGCGCCGATGGCCCGGAGGTCCGCGCTCATGCGCAGGATCTCCCGCGCCTTCCCGACCTCGAATTGCGCGGCCAGGAGCTTCTGGAACGCCTTCTGCGTCTCGAACACGTCTTGGCCGAGCCGCTCCGCCTCGCGCCGGGTCGAGTCGAATTGACCGGCTGCCGTGACCGAGCTCCCCGTCAGCTTTTCGAGCGCGAGGAGCGAGGTCTGCCGGAACTTGATCGACTCGTGGGTCGCGCTCGTGAACTTGAACGCCAAAACAGCAATAGCGGCGGCCGCGGCCGCCGCTGCAACGCTCACACCGATCAAGGCGCTCCGCATCACGAACGCACCGGCGGTGTCAAAAAACTCGTTCTTTCGGGTCAGGCGTGCATTGCGGATGTTCTGGAGTAGGTCGCGCTCTTGCTTGCGGATCTGCTGCCGCTTCTTCTGCTCGGTCACGATCGCCGAGCGCATGGCGTCCTGGGCGGCCCGGACTTCCTTGTTGCGCTGGAGGATCTGGGCGTCCCGCGCCTGCGAGCGGGCGAGCTGCTCTTTGACGATCGAGGCCGTGATCTGCTTCTGGAAGGCCTGCGCCTGCTTGGCTTGCCGGATCTGGCGCGACAAGTCGAAGCGCTTCAGCGCTTCGGGCCCGCGCATCGCGGCGGCTGCGCGGTCGAGACTCTCGAGCTCGCGCTCCAGCGTCCGGACGTCCGCCGCCATCTTCTTGGCGGGGCCGGAAAGCTGGTTCAGGAGCTTCAGCGTGAAGTCTGCGTCGTCGTCCACGAACTATCGCTTTCGGTGCGCTCGGACCCACGCTTTCGCCCACGAGCTCATCAGCTTCAGGAGGTCGCGCGCGTGCGCTTGGTGCTCGGCCATCATGATCGCGCCGAGCTCCGCGTCGTCCTCGTCGACGTCCTCGGATCCCGCCGCCAGCTCAGCGAACGCGAGGAGAGCGCGGCCGCCGAGCACGAGGTCCTCCCGGGATCGGCTCAGTCTTTTCCCACCTCGCGCGTGCTGCCCCCCGTCATCTTTTGGATGCGCCCTGCGATTCGCAGCGGCAGCACGGGCTCATCCTCGAAGATGCTCAAGAGCTCGTCCTTGCCCGGCTCGACCACGAAGGCGAGCGCGAGGTTTTCGTAGAGGGCGTTCTTGTCCTTCTTCGTGTCGAGGTCGCGAAAGAAGCGGTGCATGATCTGCCGCGTCCGCGCGCCCTTCTTGATCGCGACGACGACGCGGGGCGCGTCCTCGGGCTCCCAGAACGCGACCTTCTGCGTCTCGTACTTCTGCCGGAGCCCCTCGAGCGTCGCCTGGTCTCGGGCTTCCTGCTCCGCGTCCTCGTCCCCTTCGACCTCCTCGAGCTCGGCAATGGTCTCGTTCACGTCCGTCATGCGTCCTCGCTTACGGGAAGATCAGTTGCCCGCCGATGCCCGGTGAGCCGCCCCGGCCGATGCCGCCGGAGCCGCCGCCCGTGGGCGCACCGGTGCCGAGCTTGTTCCCCTCGATGTCTTCGCCCTGGAAAAAGATGTTGAAGGGGTTCAGCGGCATCGTGACCATGATGAGCTCTGAGCCTTCGCTCATGGAGTTTTCGATCCCGTCGAGGGCTACGCGGGTCAGCGTGTCGGTGAAGAGGCTTTGCCCACCCTCGTCGAAGAACGTCACGCCGATCGTGAGCTCGAGCCGCATCAGCGGGACGCCGGCCTCGCGTGCTTCCTCGCAGATGTACTGGAAGTAGTACCGGTAGGCCGTGAGCGACCCGGAGAACGACCACTGTCCATCGCTCCGGAGCTGCGGCAGTCGCGATCCGCCGTGACGCACCTCCCGCTCGTTGCTCGCCGAGTACTCGATGGACTCGACGGCGGTCGGGTCGGTGGAGAGCCGCCGCTTTGCCTCGGGGTTCGCGAATTCGATCGAGACCTCCTTCGCCGCGAAGTCGAAAGAGGTTCGCTTCAGCTCTGCCATGAGGCGCGCTCCTTACGCGGCCAGGCGCCGCGCGAGTCCGATGTTGGTGACGATTCCCTCGATGTCTCGGAGCGGAATCGCGTTGAAGTTGGAGAAGTAGATGCCGCTGCCGATGAAGTCGACGGTCTCGTCGACGGCGTACGAGAACGCCGTGACGTGTCCCTTCTCTCCCTCCGCGTTCGGCGGATCCGAGAGCGCCGCCGCGAGCGCTTGGCGCACGCGCTGGTTGATGGCGTCGGCTTCGCGCGGGTCGAGCGGATTGATCGCACCCTTCACGATCGTCCGCACGCTGCGCAAGAGGTCCTTGTCTTGCTCGTCCTTGATGACCTCGGACGCGATGTCCACGACCTTGCCCCAGTGCCAGAACTTGAAGTCCGAGCCGGGCGCGCTCTTGAGAAAGCCGTTCGTTGCCCAGAAGCCCGGGCGCCCGCGCTGGCTCGTGAGCGTGATGATGCGGTCGTCTTCGCTGAACGCGCCGTCGAGCTCCTCGTCGTAGCCCCAGGCCCCGGCGGTGCCGCGAATGGCGCGTACGAATCCGGACAGGTTCCCGGACAGGCGACGCCCGAGGTTTTCCGAGAGCGACGTCGCGGCCTCCCGGCGCGCGACGATCCAGCTCGCCGGTACGCGCGGCACGCCCCAGCCCTCGAAGGCGTCGAGCGCCACCATCTCGCCGAGCCCGTGGCAGACCGCTACGCGGTCGTCCGCGAACGAGGCGAATCCGCTGATGACGTTGGCGGCCGTGTCGCTCCCGGCGCCCACCATGGCGCGGGCGAAGTAGGCTTTACCTTCGAGCGTCTGGAGATGCGTCGCGAAGGCGGTCGCCATCGTGGCGCCGGCGGAACCGCTCGCGCTCTCGTGAGTGCCGAAGACCCTACGGATCTTGCGGACGCCGATCTGGTCGAGCAGGGCCGTCACCGCGGTCCCGAGGTCGCTCGTCGTGTACTGCGGCGCCGTGCAGACGAACGTGTGGGTGTCGCCCGTGTCGTAGGTCGTGGGCGTCCCGGCGCCAGGAACGAACGTCAGCGTGAGGTTCGTCCCGGGGATGGCGAACGTCCCGCCCGAAGGCACCGTGCGCACGGCCGAGAACGTGCTCAGAAGGTCGTCTCCCGCGTCGTCGAGCGTGAAGTCGAACTTGGCCGCTCCGAGCACGCCTCCGAGTCGAATCCGCACCTTCACGCGGAATGGGAGGTAGGGCTCCCCCGCGACCGTGACGGTGCCGGTGCCGCTTCCTGCGGCCGTCTTGGTCACCGAGCCCGCGGCGCCCGCCGTGGACGCCGTGGGGACCAGGAGCAAGCAACCGCCGGCGCCGCCAAGCACCTGACCGAGCGCCACCTCGACGCCCGCGCCGTGCCCCTGCTCGTCCTTGAGCTTCTGCGGGTCGGTGTACTGGTAGAGCGTGTCCGGCGTTCCGGCCGAGGTGTGGCCGATGACGAGCGGAAGGACGACGTTCGCGCCCGTGAGGCCGATGCCGTTCGACCGGACGTTGATCGTTTGCTGGGGAGGGTAGACCATCGATTATCCCTGCTGCTTGGCGATGGGGGCGTGGGGAGAGAGGGCTGCGGCGTGCGGGGTGTAGATGCCGAGCTTGTCGGGAGCCGTGATGGCGTCGAGCGCGGCCAGGTACGCCTGGCGCGTGATCCGGATGGGCGCGCCCGCGTGGTATTCGTGGTCACGCCAGCCGTGCAGCGTTTCGGCGGTCCGGTGCTGCCAGCTCAGAGTCTCGCTTGGGACGCGGGAGCCGCCGAGCGACACCACGAACGTCCGCCGCGGGTCGACGGCGCGACGCGTGACGTTGCCCGTGGCGCGCGCGTGATCGATGGGCGTCGCTAAGCCGTCGGCGGACGGCAGCGTCGGGGGCGGATCGGGTGCGCGAGCTCCGCGGCTCGACTTCGACTTCGGGACCGCCAGGTCGTCGGTTGTGGCGTTGGATTCGTCGTCCATGGTCTTCCTCGGCTAGGGGACTGCGGTTCCGCCCGTCACGATCGCGTCGACGTCCTCCATCGTGATCGTCCCCTGGTGCCCTTCGATGGTGCGCGGTGTCACGCGCGGGTCCATGAGCGGCACGGCGTAGCGGACGCTCACCATGAGCGTGAAGAGCTTTCCTGCGTGCTCCCACGCGCCGTTGTGCTGCGAGACGGCGTCGTAGGGGCCCATCTGGTAGTTGGCGGGTCCCCACTCGAGACGGATGGCGTTCTTGAGCTCGTCCTTGCGCTCTCGGCACGTCGCGACGTCCTCGAACCAGAGCGCGATCGCGAAGCGTACGAACTCCGCCTCGAGCTCGGCACCTTCCGCCTCGGCGCCCCCGCCGCCTCGAGCCAGGCGCGTCTCTCCGCCCTGCTCCTCCCACGTCACGCGCGGTGGCGCGCCGTGGAGGTTCTTCTCGAGGTTGCCGATCGCGAGCTCGATGACGGATTCTGCGAGCTCCTCGAGGCGAGCGTGGCAGCTCCGGATCTTCTCCTCGAGGGGATCCATCAGGTGGACAGGCGAGAGCGGATGAAGTCTTTGGCGACGTGCACGAACGAGAGGCGCCACGCCCGCGGCAGACCGCGCGAACGCGTCGGGACCATCAGGCGCGGGCGCTCGCCGGCGACCGACCGGCGAAAAAGCGTGCCGCCGCTCGGGAGCGGTATCGCGAGAGCGCGCGAGCTCCGCGGGCCGCTCACGCCGACACCGAGACGCGCGCCGCCGCGGGCTCGAATGCGCCGGCCGTGCGGGCCGTAGATTCCAGAGCCCCGCTGCTTGGTGATCGCGTACCAGACGGACGGCGACACCCGGAAGCCGTGGGCCGTCGCGGACGCTACGTGCCAGCCGCGGCGCAGCCGGGCCGTCTTGCCGACGAGGACGGGGCGCCCGTCGGGGAATACCTTCTTCCGCCAGCGCCGGCCGTAGGGGTCACGCTGGCCGGCGAAGCCTTCCTGAATGCGCTCGATCGACTCCTCGGCGAGGTTCAGCGCGAGTGCGCGGACCGTCGATGCGCCGCCGAGCCGTTGGAGCGAGCCGGCCATCCTGCGGAGCTTGCCGAAGTCGCCGGTGAGGCCGGAGCGGGCCATGGTAGCTTTGGCCGATGCGGTCGATCTTCGAGGTCAGTGAAATCGATTCGGTGCGCGACCCGGTCGGGATTCCGGGGACTCGCTACACGCTTCGAGTGTTGGAGGGCGACGGCTACGGTCAGCGACCGGAAGTGTCCATCGACGGCGCCGTCGATCCCGTGACGAGCGAGGCGCTCTCTGATGCGTTTCAGGGGGAGCCGATCAGTCTTTCGCTTGCGCGCAGAGTCGGCGAGTGGCTGCAAGCGCGTTGGCTCGAATCGGGCGGAGCTACCAACCGCGCCGCGGGCGGCTGACCACGACTGCTCCCGGTTCGTATTCCTCGGGCGTCGAGTCGACGATTCCCGGTGGACGTAGCCCGCCGTTGGCGATCCGGTTCAGCCACGTGATCGCCTTGTCTCGGTCAAGCAAGAGGATCTCGTCCGGACCCTGCGGCTGAAACCCGCGAATCCTCATCACCTCGTAGGCCATGAGGTGCCCGATCTTTCGCCGTAGCTCGTCCGGCCAGGCCACGAGCGGCAGCGTGTAGGCGCTCGCTAGATATGTTTCCGCTTCGCCTGTGGCGTCGATCGCGGCCTTGACGAGCGCGCTCCGCTCGAGGTTGCGAATTGCTGCGCCTGGTAGCGAGATTTCCCGAACGTCCGCGTAGAGGACGTGGGCGGAGCCGGCCACGGCGAAGGTCACGGTCGCGCTGGTGACCCACGTGGCGCGCACCCATCGGGACAAACCGTCGACACAAAGCTCGTAGGTTCCGGGCTGTGCCAGCGGGTCGAACTCGAGGCCTCGACGCCACGGGCCAGCCGCTTCTGGCGCCGTCTCGATCGTGACCGTGATTTCGCCCGCGGCCTCGGCAATCTCGAGCTCGACCTTTGCGGCACGATGCAGCACGTCGAGCTCGACGCCAGCGCCCTGGCCGTCGGCTGTGACCTCGCCGAGAGCGTTGAGCGTGATCGCCTTGGGGTCGGCCATCCGGCGGTTACGCCGCTTTCAACTTCGGCACGTAGCTCAGGGCAGCGGCGAGCAGGTGCACGGGGTCGTTGGCGTGCGTCCCGAGTACCAGCTGAAGGTTCAGGAACCTGGCATCGTCCGGAACGTCTCCGGCTGCGATCGTAGCCGTGATCTTGTGGGCCGTCGTCGCCGGAACCCCATCCGTGGCCGTGTCCGTCACCTGAGCACCATTGTCCCAGCTCGAAAGCACGGAGAACGTTGCGGCTTCGATCCCGCCGCCTCCGGCGTTGTCGGTGAGAACCCAGAGCTCCACGAGTACGTCGTCCTTGCCGGAAAAGTCCGGCGGGAGAGTCCAGCTCGACGCGATGATGTCCGAGTTTCCGGCGGCCCAGATGATGGCCCGCGCCTCGGTCGTCGCCTCCGCTCCCATGATCGGAGTGGTGTCCGAAGCGAGAATTCCTCCGGCTGCCGTCGCTTGATTTCCGACGGCGCCGGCCGTCGTGACCTCTCGCCAATCGTCGAGCGAGATTTGGATGACGTTCCTGTGCTCGTAGTAGTGGCCGTCGTTTGCTGTAGACATGGAGGGTCTCCGGAGTGGCGCTCAAAGCGCCTCGATGATTGCTTTTGCGTCGTCAGTACTAAACCCGACTCGCAAGAGCTCGTCAGCGTCGGCGCCGTCAAGGTCTTCAGTGGTCGTGTATCCGAACGCGGCGAGCGCAGCGCGGTGTGGGAATGACGTGGGCAGCGGTGTCCCCGGCTCCGATTCTTGCTTGGCTTGCCACGTGAGCTCGATGTCGCTTTCCTCATACAGCGCCGCTTGAAGGCGCTTGTGGAGGTAGTAGCGCCGAGGACGCTTGATCTCGGACATGCCCGGCGGGTGAGGGGGGTCAGCGACGCGATGATTTTCCGCCCCGCCCTGAGCTTCGGCGTTCTGGCGGCGGATCCTCTGGCGGGTCCTCCGTCACCGGTTCCGTCTCCAGGGCGGGCGCTTCGGGCGGCGGATCCTCTGGCGGCGGTACCGAGCGCGACGCCGCGATCTCCGTGTCGCGGTCTGCCGCGCGCCGGGCCTCAAGCCGAGCCGCAAGCCGCTCTTGCTCGGCTGCGGCCGCCTCGTCGGAGCGCCGCTGGCGCTCCCGAATTCGACGTCCGGTGATCATTAGAACGTGACCACGCCGACGAATCCACGAACGTTGTGCTTGATCGCGACCACGCCAGGCCGCGACCCGCCACGGCGCCGGCGGTAGAGCTTGGGCGCGTGGTAGAGATGCGACGCGGTGATATCTGTGTCGGCCAGGATGTCCTCGTCCGACTTCAGCCCCAGCGCATTGGCGTTGTACCAGAACGCGCCAGCGTCGACCTGGCAGATGAGCTCCGTCACCTTCAGGTTGGCTTGCGCCTTCCATGTGTTGTCCGCGTTGAACGTCCCGGACGCGAACGCGACCGTGAGCCCCGTCTTGCCGTTGACGCCCACGAGAGAATCCGTGGCCGTGTCGATGAGAGCAACGGGGACACCGTCGTCGGCGGCGGTCAAGGTCGCCGACCACGTGTTGCCGCCGTCCGTCGAAAACCGGAACGTCAACGTCGTCGCATCGCCGGTGATCGCGTCGATGAAGAGCTTCCACGGGCCGAGCGGCGTACCAGCAAGCGTAGCGACGGGCGGAGACGTGCCCGCCGACACGACCGTTCCCATCGTCGAGCCGGTGAGGGGGACTCGGTCGGAAACCGTCAAGGGCACACCGCCGAAGGTCCTGAGCTGCTGCTGACCGACCTTCTGATCGACCTCCCACAGCAACCTTCCCGTGTTGTCCTTCAGCTTGGCCAGGTCGGCGCGCCCCTGGCTGTGGATCGCCATGGCCACGATCCCGTCCTGCTCGTCGCCCCAGAGCGTGGTGGCGTCCTGGATGAGGTCCCAGTCGAGGTACACCGGACTCGATGCGCTGTACACGTCGACTACGAGCGGCGTCGTCGCGTATTCGGTGACGATGATGCCGTCCATCGCCCGTTCCGCGGCCGTCATGATTTGCCGCGCTGCCTCGTCGTAGGGGTCACCCACCGCAGGGTCGATGGCGCCGACACCCTGCGCCCAGCGGCTGACTTCCACGGCCAGCGAGTGGCGATCGATCGTCGCTTGCTCGAGCAATTGCCCGAGCTTGCTTGGCGTGACGGAGTTTCCGTCGGAGTTCTGCAGGAACTCTCCCAGCGACCCGAAGTACGGGATGTCGACCTTCTTGCCGATTGCGCTCTGCCCACGGTTCGGCATCGTCCCCGAGACGCGGACGGCACCAGCAGAGACCAGGGGCGATCCCATGAATGCGTTTTTGCCCTTGAAGACGCCGCGGACCACGTCCATCAGGATTTGGACGTCGATCATGTCGGACTGCGTAGTGATGGCCATGGCCTGAAAACTCCTGGACTGCCGGTAGGGGGACAGATCTGTCCGTTGACGAATCCAGCTTCGGGCCGGCCTCGCCTACGGCGGAATTGTTGTTCTGTTGGTTTTTGAGTAGCTGAAGATCAGATCGCGCGGCGCGAGAGCGCGTCGTCGCGCATCGTCTGGTAGAGGTCTGGATTCTCGTCCTTCAGCCGCCTCCGCTCGGGACCGTTCATGGCCTCGAACGCCTTGCCGTTGTGCTGCGTCGATCCGCCCTCGCCGCCGCGGGGAGGCGGCTGGACGAGGCTCACGTTGACGATGCGCGGAGCGACTGCGAGGAAGCCCTTCAGGTCCCCGGCCACGGCTTCTGCGCTGGCAGCCCGGGCGTCGGCGCTGACCGACTCGTCCTTCAGGCAGCCTTCGAATCGATCGGTGTACATCGTTGCCACCGCGGGGGTGAGCTTCTTGTCCTTCAGTCCCTGATCGCGCGCGGACTCGAAGTCCCGACGTGCGTTCACGACTTGAAGCTGGGCGACCTTGGTCGCGAGCTCGGCATTCGCCTCCTGGGCCACCTTGAGCGCGCGCACGGCGCCGAGCGCCGCAGGGCCCGACGCCCCGACGAGCGTCTCGACGTCTGCGCCGACCTTGGCGGAGACCTTCAGTTTGTTGATCGCGGCGAGAACCGTGCCCTCGTCGGCGTCATCGGACAGGGCCAAAAGCTTGGTGATGTTCGCGAGCATGGCTTTTTCCTTCGGCTTTGTTGCGCCGCCCCTGTCCGGAGCGGGTGGGTCTTGAGTCGGAGTCGGAGTCGGATCAGCCGTGGGAGCAGCGTGCGCGTCTCTCACGGCCGCGAGTAGTTCTTCGGGTGCGCCCTCGAGGTCGGCCTCGTTGAAGATCGCGAAGGCAGACGCCGCGGCCTTGGGCTTCTTCTTTGGCTTCTTCTTCGCTGGAATGACGTAGTCGACGAATCCGCGCTCGAGGGCCTGCGTGGCCGTCATGTAAGTCTCGGCGTCCATCCACTTCAGCACGTCGTCGCGAGACTGCCCCGTGCGCGCAACGTACACGTCGGCGAGCACGGATTGCATGTTGTCGAGTAGATCCGCGATCCGGCGGAAGTCGTCCGACTCTCCACTAAGGAACCCGGTCGGGTTGTGGATCATCACGAACCCTCCCTCGCCGATCGAGATTTTGTCCCCCGCCATCGCGATCAAGCTGGCGACCGATGCGGCGAGACCCAGGATCTCAACCTCCACCTTCGCGGGTGCCTCCTTCAGGAGCTCGTAGATTGCGAAGCCCTCGGTGACCTCGCCGCCGATCGAGTTGATCCTGACCTTGATGGTCTCCGCCTGACTGTTTCGGAGTTGCGCCACGACATTCCGTGCGGACACCCCGAACCAGCCATCGGCAATCACATCCAGGATGTCGAGCTCGATGGGCTTACCCGCCTCGGCACGGATGGAATAACGCATTCGCTTGGTTCCTTCTGATGGCGACGCAATTACGGCGCGAGCGCCACGATGTCGGCCGCGCCCGTCCCGGTGTTGTGCACTCGGCGGACGCGAATCGGCATCAGCCCAGTCGCGACGCTCGCGTAGTTCACGACCACGCCGAGCTCGGTCGTGACCCGCAGGGTGCCGTCGCCTGCGTCACCGATCCACAGCGCCCAGGCGACGAAGCCGGGGCGGATGTCCACCGTGTCGCTCTTGGTGACGGGGATCTGCTGGGCGTAGGACATGGCTCCGTTGTCGCCCGGGTGCGGGGCGTGCTGTGGTTTGGTCGCCGGTGGGTTCAGTGCGCCGGCGCGCGCGGGTAGGGCCTAGGACCAGCTCAGTAGACGACGAGTTCGCCGTCTTCGTCAGCTTCTCGGCCCGCCCATGGCGGAGGCGGCAACGGCGGGATGCCGTCGGGTCGCTCGAGCGTGAGCTTCAACCTTCGCACGCGCTGCCACCATTCGACGCGCTCTGCAAGCCACGCATCGAGCAGCGCTGGGTCGTTGGGGTGGACATCGAAGTGACGGCTAGGGTGCGCCCAAATGGCCACTGTTGCGCGCGGTAGCTGGTCTCGCAGCCGCTGCGCAAGCACGGTCGCGCCGCGGATTGTTCCGCCGAGTTCGACCGTCGTTCCGTCGCTGATCTTCCAGAGCACCGCTTCACCTGCCGGCCAATTGGCCCAGCAGGAAGTATAGCAGCTCCCGGTCCTCGTCCCAGAGGTCTCGCCATCTACGGTACAGCTGCTCGTATCCCATCGAGGTGATCTCGGTCGCGGACAGCCCCAGGGGCGCGTAATCCTTGCCCATGTAGGGGTCGGAGAATCGATCGGTGCGAGTGACCTCGTTGTCCCGATAGTCCCGATCAGGTCGTAGCTCCTTGAGCTTTTGGGGCGCCTCGCCGGCCGTCCTGGCCGCCAGAAAGGCAAGCGACCTCGAGAGCGCACGTCCGTCGTGGTCTTCGAGCGCGTGCGCGGCCTCGTGGATCGCCGTGCCGACGCCGCTGAATTCATCGAGGTGGATCTGCTTCGATCCCGGCAAGTAACCAGCCCGAATCCCTTGCAGGCGACGAACGGGAACGCTTGGCCTTGTAACCGACTTATCGAGCAATCCGTCGTAGAATTGGACCGCTTCGTCGGGCAACCCTGCCCCGGTGAAGCGGAGCTTTCGTCCACGCTTGACCGCTCGCGTGTGCTCCGCGATCGCTGCGGCGCCACGAAGGTTCGCGTTACCGGCCACAATGGATCCGATGCGCCGGTCCCCAAGCTCCTCGAGCACGCCCTCCCACTCAACCAGGATACTTTCGACGACGGGGTTCCGAGTCCGCTCGTGCACCTTGCGGAGTTGGGACAGCACCTCGGACGCTGGTCGCGATAGCGCTCGCGCATCCATCGCTCGACCCCACGCGACCGCTCGAGCTGCCTCGCCGTATCCATCCTTCGCGAACTCCCCGGGCTTCCGGTACTGCGCCTCCCAATGATCGGGGTCGTGCTCCTTGGGAGCCTTCGTCTTCTTGCGGCGCCTCGGCGCCGGCGGTGCGATGCGCTTGCGTTCGAGCTCCGCCAGGAGCACCGGGTCGGTCTTCTCCGGCTTCGGCTTCGGCGGCTCATCGTCGTCCCCGTCCGGCGCCGCTGCCCATCCGGCGTCGGGCTCCACGTCCGGGAGCTGGTCCTCGGGCGTGACGCCGCCGCGGGTCGCTGCCTGGCGCTCTGTGATGTTCCGGACGCCGGCGCGGCACCGATGGTGATTCGGTGGGTAGATCGTGAGCCAGCGCGGGTGATCGGCTGGCAGACGTACGGCTGGGCTGCCGAGGGACCGGCAGAGCTCCGTCGTGCGGTCGTCCAGGACGCTGTCGTATTCCCAGATCGAACGCAGTGCCAGGACGTCCGGGTCGCGCTGCTGGCGCAGCCTACCGGCGTTCAGGGCTCGCTGGACGGCGTTGCGGAAGACGGTTTCCGCGTGCGCGTCGTTCGTAAGCTCGGCGCGAACCTCTCGCCGCCAGTCCTCGAAGGGGAAACCGGACTCCTGCGCGCCGTTCAGCTTGTCGAAGACGCGCTGAATCTGCTCGAGCTGGAGACCGTTGCCAACCCAGAAGGCCTGACGGCGCCCGCGGCTGTCGAGCTCGAGCGCCTGCTCCTTCGTGATGACGATGCGCGCCGCCGCCCAGTCGACCGCCTCGGTGAACCGTTCCGGGTCGGCCGTGACCGCCCAGCTCACTCGAGATCCTGCTGGACGGACGCGCGCCCCGCGAGCTCGGCCATGGCCATCGCGCGGAACACGAGGTCGCTCAAGGCCTCGGCGTCGAGCTCGGTGTACTTCTCGCGGAGCCGTGCGCGAAGTGTGCCCCAGGGGTCGGGGTCGTCGGCGGCGATGGAGTCGAGGACATCCACGATCGCAGCGATCGTGCCTTGCAGGGCAGCTACGCCAGCGCCGGTCGCTCGCTCGGTCAGCGCGTCGGCGAATAGTTGCCCGTTGACGAAGCCGGGCGCTTCAGAGACGGATGCCCCGGACGCGAGTCGTAAGTTTCGCACCACCAGTGCAGACGGCCGAGACCTCTGCCGCGAGTCCAGCTCCGGATCGGTGGGGGCTGGCGCGCTCCGCGGCGGTACCTGTGGAGCAATGGGGCGCTGCGGTTTTTTCAGCCACTTCGAAAGCCCGAACTCCTCCGAAAACGCTTCATGGTCCACCTCAAACCCAAGCGCCGTCGCCTTCTCCGCAGCATCAAGGGCCTTTCCGGCGCCATTCGCTGCGGCGGCGATGTCACGCTCGGGATCGACTGGGTAGACGGGCCACGGGGCAAGCTCTGCGTCGCCGAAATTGAACTCTGCCCACCAGACGAGCGATTGATCGTGGATCGTTGTCGTGAGCCCCTGAGCGTCGAACCGAAGATTGACGAGTTCGCCCTGGCGCTCCTGCACCTCGGCGGCCGCGCGACTACCGCCCTCCACGTTCGACGTCAGGTTGCCACCCCGGATCGCGATCGCGAACGCGCGCTCCGCAAGGTCGAACTGTTTCTGGAAAATCTCGGCGGCACCCTGAGCGGTGGTCACCAACTTGTAGGTCATTCCAGGCGGCAGAACGATCTTCGCTTCGCGCCCGAGGTCCATGAGATCGTCGGCTAGCTCCTGCCGCATCTCCGGGGTGACCTGCGATCCAGCTTCGGTTTCGATGACCTCGCGCGTAGCGTCCTCGCCAAGGCGCCCGAGGTCCGATGCCGCGTAATCACGAAGCAGACGGAATCGGCCAAGGCCTCTCCAGAGTCCACGGAGCCACGGGCGGTGCGCGCCATATGGCGAATGGAGCAACCACGTTCCATCGCCGGGCTGGAACGGCTCCTCTACGCCAGCAGAGCTCGTGTTGTTGCCCAACACGACCAGCGCCTTCCAGGTCCGAGCCGTCCAGTCGTATCGGACGTGTTGTGCCTCCCACACTTCTGGCCGCGGCAGGATGCGGCCGTCGTGTCCGCGTAGCTCCTGCCATCGATGGCGGGCGACAGAGAAACCGAGCAATATCCCCCAGATTAGGATCTCGGTCAGTTCGGCTTCAGGGTAGCTGTCCCACCAGTCCTCGCCGGCCTCGAGTGCTCTGATGACGCGAGTCGAGCGTCGCTTATCGCCGCTCTTCTCGAAAGTCGGGTCGAGCCCGAGCAACGCTTGCGCGCGGGCGTGGAGGTGCCGAGCGATTTGCTCGTCGCCGAGCAGCCACTCGCAGAGCTCCCCCACAAGCCGAAAGTCTCCGGCGTCGGCCAAGGTTTCGGCGGACCGGATGAGAGACGGCGTCCACTTCGATCGCGTCCGCGTGTGTGGCTGAACAACGATTCCGCTCTGGCTATCGCCGGACGGCTTCTTTGCGCGACGGCGAGCGGCCATCAATTCCTACGGCGGTTGACGATGATGAGTTTTCCCGGGTCGGTGTGCTCGAGCATCAACTCGGTCAGCGCCCAAACCAGAGCGTCGAGCCGGTTCGGGCTCCACGTCGAGACGCCCGGTTCCCACTGGCAGAGCTGATCTTCGAGCTGCGCGAAGGCGCCCACGTGGTGGACCCGCTTCTGCTCGTACAGCGCCGCGATCGGTTCGGCACGCGTCTGCTTGCCGCGCGCCGCGTGGACTTTCCGGAAGGCGTACCCGATCGCAGCCCGAGAGCCATCGCCGCGCGCCACCGCTTTGATGTTGGCTTCGACCAGGTCGCCGCCGTTGTTGGTCTCGCCAATGATGCGATCGGCACGCAGGGTCGTGTAGAGCGCAAGCGCTCCGGTACCCCACTCATCCGGCGTCGGTCGCTCGAGCGATCCATCGGCCAGCACGTAGCCGTGGCCATCACGACCGAGCCCCGCCGCAACGATGCCCGTTTCCGCGTTCTCACTATCGCTCGAGACCGAAGGGTCGATGGCGACCACGATTCTTACGAGCTCGGGCGCGGATGCTACGCGCAGCGCCTCGATCATCGTGTCGCGGCGCCACAGCGCGCCGGGGGCGTCGTCCAGGATCTCAGCGTCGATCTCCTGGCGACCCATGCGCGTACCCTCGAACTTTCGAAGGATCGCGTCGAGGAACGGTGCCGCTAAGTTTGCGCGATTGTCGTGCGTGGAGCCCCTGGAAAGCACACAGAGCTTGTCGTCGACGAGGCTCTTGATGAGCGGCGTCGGGCGCGGCGTCGTCGCCACGGCGACCCGAGGATCGCTTCCGAGCCGCAACCCGAACAAGAGCTGATCCCAGGCCTCCGGGTAGCGCCACGCCGCGAGCTCGTCGCATATCGCGGTGTCGCACTGCGGACCGCGAAGGCGGTCGGGCTTGTCGGCGCTCAGGATGGTCGCGCGCGCCTTGTACTTCGGCCATTCGAGGCGCCGCTTCGAAAGGAACGGCACCGGCCGCAGCCACGGCGGCGCAATATTCAGCAGGCCGCTCTCGCCCTCCACCACGACGTCTCGAGCATCGCTAGCAGTCGCCGCGAGGATTGTGATGCGCCGCGCCTGCCCGCGCTCGATACGGCCCAGCAACCACTCGTTGATGGTGCGCGTTTTGCCAAATCCGCGACCCGCGAGGACGAGCCAGTACCGCCAATCGCCCGCGGGGGCGAGCTGCTCCGGGCGAGCCCAGAATCGCCAGTCCCAGCGAAGCGCCTCGGTCTCCTCATCGGTCAGGCCCCCCAGAATCTTCGCCCGTTGTGCCTCCGGCAATCGAGCCAGCGACGAGGCCAGCGATTCGGGTGAGGAGGTCCGAGCGAGCATCGATCGGGATGGGAGCGCCGTCCGGTCCGCTTGCCTCGATGCGCGTCGGCGCGTCGATACCCTCGAGCTTCGCCCGGCGCTGCTCGAGCCTCACGAGAACGCGCGCGGCCTCGGGGCTGCCAGACTCCACCGCTGGCCAGATCCCCTTCGTCGCGACGTCGAGCCGCGCGAGTGAGAGAGCTCGGCCACGCTGCGCGGCCTTGTCGGTTGCGTCGAGGGTGCGGTCGAGGACGGCGGCCACGTCGGTGTGCGCCGTGCTGACCGAGCACTTCAGGTGACCCGCGATGTCACGGATCGACCAGCCGGCGAGACGTAGCTGAAGAGCCTTCTCTCGGCGTCGCTCTATCGCGAGCTCGGTCGCTGCCTGCTTGGGTGTTCGCAGCGACTTCCGCCGCCGCTTTCGTGTGGCCATCGTGTTCGCCGTCCATGGCGTTCGATCGCCTGGCGCGTTGCGTTACAGTTCCTCGACCCCGAACCTCGTCCGGATTTTCCGCTCGCCGCACTGGTCACAGGGCTCGTCCGTTTCGGTGATGATGGTCTCGTCGCCCCAGACCCGCAGGTGCCCGCTGAGCTCCCGTGGGGCGCCGCACCGGAAGCAGCGGGCGTCGATGTGCCACTCGAGCTCGATGCCAGTGTCGCTGTCGCTGTCGGAGTTGACGGCCACGCGGACCGGGAGGGTAGCCCGCGTGGCCCGTCGGCGTCAGCGGCTCATGGCTTGCTCTCCGTCGTTCGCGCTTCGTGCGCAGGGCTCACTGAATACCGGGGCGCGGCGTGTCCGACGCTGTCCGATCCTGTCCGACGCCCGGCCCGTTGGCCATCGCGATTTAGGGATCTTTTCAGCCGGTTCAGCGATTTTGCGAGCGCCGTGCACTTTTGTTCCAAATCGTCGATCCGCGATCCCTGGAACGCGAGCTCGACCGTGCGCTGTTCGGGGTCGGTTTCGAGCACCCGGCGGAGGCGCCGTCGATAGACCAGGTATCGCCGAGCAACGCCCGGCGCGGCCTGCAACGTCCGGACGAGCGCGGTGCCGTGCTCGTGCTCGAGGGCACGGAGCCTTCGGAGCATCGTCTTTGGGTGGCACTTCCCGACGCGCGCGACCGCCGTGAGCTCGACGAGCCCGGACCCGGGCACCGCTTCCGGGAGCTCGTCGATGCTCGTCACCCGAGCGCCTCGAGCTCCGCCTCGACGACCCGTCGCCCCGTCGCGAACCAAGCCCGCTGTGCTGCCGTGACGACGCCTTCAGCCCGTTGGCGCGCGGCGGCGATGAGCGCGTCGTTGGCCGACACGTGTGGGCGATCGCAGGCGTCCAGGAGCTTCCGCGGGGACTTGTGGAAAAAGACCGCCACCTGCGCGCAGAACCCGATGGCAGCATGGATGCGCTCGTCGGGGCTGCGCGCCCATCCCGCCTCACGGCTCGTCTGCGGGCGCGGGTGGTAGTGGACCTCGAGGATCCGACGGTGGCGGACACCGAGGAGCCGCCAGCGCTGGAGGACCCGGCTCGCGCGCTCGGCCGCTGCCGCGCGCCGGCGCATCGAGGCCTCGCTCGGCTCCACGTAACCGAACGAGCCGGAGAGCGCGGCGGCGATGATGGCGCCCATCGTGCCCCGGTACCCGAGCTCGCTGGCGCTCTCGTGGAGGAACCATTCGAGGTCGGGGTCGAGGGCGAGGAGGCTCCTCGGCTCGCGGCGTCGGCGACGCGGCACGACCTCGGACGGCAGATTCGGATTCGACCACGTGATGACTGTCATCCCGTCGCTCTCCTTTCGTCCGCCTGCAACTGGTCGAACGCTCGCCTGAACCGCTTCAAGTCGTTGATGCTCTCCTGGAACGGCTGCCGCTGTCCGAAACCCATCGCCTCGGCGAGCTCCCGGAGCTCGGCCGCGCCGCCGTTCGCTCGGAATTGGCGCGCACGGTCCACCAGGTCCTCCATGTCGGTCGCGACCGCGATCTCGGTGCC